ATACCAGATGTAGCCGATGCTGTAGCAACGGCAAAAGATACCCCGCTTCCTACCGGTTTATGTGCCATTATTCTTGATCCTCAGATGATAATTGGTCTTCAGGTTCTACTTCGTCAAACATGGAAGAAGCAACAGTTGGTTTTAAATTATCAATTCTTTCAGAAGCTTTAGCATACAAAATGTCTTTGATTTTGTCGCTCACTTCTGCTGCTGATGAATCAACAGCAATCAAATCTACAAGTTCTTCCATAAAATTTAATATAAGTCCTATTCTTTATTTATATCTCAGCCTTTTTAGTATCTTTTTGCATTTGTGCATCAGTTATTCCACCATCAATCTCTGGCTCCATAGGAACATCACCCATCATCCCCATATCTCCACCTTCACCTCCTGCAGGTAAAGGTTCTCCGGTAATTGGATCAACTGCATTAGGATCTGGAATAATTCCATCTTTAATTTCCTGTTCAATTTGTTCATCAATTTCAATAATCTCTGCATCAGTTTGACGGAGAATTTTCTTACGAACATATTCTGCAGAATAATATTTGCCAATATAAGGTTCAATTGTTGCGAGCGTTCCCAGACGCTCATTCATCATTTCAGTTTCTTTTAATTCTGCAAACTGATTATCATATAAAAAGTCATATTGAATATGATCCGAAATAGTATCCCAATCTTCTGGAGTAATAATATTTTTAAGAATGAGTTGGGTTTTTAACATGTCATTGAACATGTTCGCAAAACGCTTTCTCAAACGACCAACGAACTTGGCAAACTTCAATTCGTCACGCAGAATCTCAGAAGAACGACCAAGGTTGAAACCACCATCGGCAGCAATTCTGGATTCGGGAACACCAAGTGCTCTGTAGAGTTTTTTCTGGAAATATTCGATGTCTGAGAGTTCTCCCAGATTCTGTCCACCAGGCAGGGTAGTGATCTCAGTTCCGCGACCACCTTCTCTACGAGGCAACCAGAAGTCTTCCATCATAGACATGAACTTACGATCATCACGGATTTCGCCCGTGTTTGCATCATAAACCAGTTTATTTCTATAGCGAGACATAACCTCTTTGAGATATTGCTCTGCTTTTACCTTTGGAAGATTACCAACATCAATATAAAAAATACGACGCTCTGGTGCTCTAGACAAACGATAGATAACCAAAGAATCCTCAATCATTCTAAGTTGATTAAGTGCCTTAATTGCTTTGTGGAGATATGAAAGAACAGTTCCTTTGTTACGATCTACCAATCCTGAAGTAACATAAGTGACAGAATCTTTTGCAATTTTGACTCCTTTAGCACCACCTCCACCACTTAGAGTGTTTGATGGGTAATTTGGTTTTGGAGTATATACAAAATATTCTTCAATTTCTGGTGATACTGCTTTTGAAGCATCACCATCTCTATTTGATTGTAGAGTTATGGCAGTGTTCTTATCAGGTTTTTTCTCCTGACGAACAAACTTCATTTTCATTGGATCAATATATCTTAAATCTTTGATCCCTTCTTCTGGTTTTTTGACATCAATTACTTTTAAGTAATATAGTCTTCCATCAACATACCAATTCCTAAAAATTTCGTGGGACTTTGAATCAAAGTCCATTATTTCTTTAATTGTTTTAAACTCTTCTCTGATTGCCTTCTTTAACTTATCACTTGCATTTAAGTTTGTAAGTTCAATCTCAATCGGTGAATCATATAGATCACTAACGATTGCTTCATTGATAACATCTTCAATGGCACCGTCCGCTTCCGGATGCAGTGCCATTTCTCGATATCTTTTTATTAACTCAGATTCATTTCTGTAAGCACCTTCAATATCTACATAAGAACCATAAAAACTACTTGCAACAAAGTTATCAACCCCGTCCTCATTGTTAGGAGGAACGGGGGAAACTATGGAAGCAGATTTTTTTTCTTTGTCCCCAATAGAAAAACCAAAAAGTCTGGCCATATTATAGTTAGTTTACTCGTTTTGACTATTTAGCTGATATCTCTATCTGATATCTTCACCACCTGCTGCTGGAGAAGTTCCTCTATATGCTTCCCACCACTGAACTTGCATTTCTACTGTAAATTCTTCGATGGTGTCAGTTGTTTCATAACTTACGTCAATTGTGGAAACATTAGTTGGGAAAATATCCCAGAACTTATAAGATCTGAGAACAGAACCATCACGGTCAAGTTGCTTGACTGTAGCATCCTTCTGATATGCTTCAGGATCTACAACACCAGTTCCATCAGACATTTTGTTGATGGTGTTCATCCATTTTTCGAAAGCAGAACGGAGGACAAAATCAGTGTCGTTAATAACGGTGATTGTCCAGGTTTCGAATGTTCTGTCTCCGGCGATCTTTAAGATACGACCTCTGAATGGAACATCAATGGGAGCAATGGTTGAAGCAGGGAGTGCTGCTGCTTTTACAAGAAATCTTGCTTTCTGTAAAACATCATTATCAATTGCCACAGCATCGGGGAATGCTAATTCTACTTCAAATAGATTCGGTCTTGCTCCACCACCCGATAGTCTACTTTTGAAATCACTAATTGTTCTTAGTGGAGTTGTGTTTACTTGCTGGCGACTAGGCATTTTTCTTTAAACCTCGTTTGTAATTAAGTAGAATTAGACAGAACCAATAACTTCTTCAAAGGAGACGCCCGTGCGTGTAGCAACGAATGTCAGACCGATGAAGTTAATCGATCTCGCTGGCTTGATGTAAATGTCTGCTACAAACTCATTATTATCTATAATAGCAGCAGTGTTATTTGTCTCATCACAGACAACAACGTAGTCGGTGATACCTCTCTTCGCCTGAACATCACGGAGGAAAGGTTCAACAATGTTCACGAAATTAGTTCTCGTGATTTCATCGTTGAATTCAAACAACTGGTCTCTGGCAGCAGCCTCGATGGCATTTTCCAGATAGATGAAGAGGCGACGAACATTGATACGATCAAATGCTGATGCCTTAGCAAGTGCTGTCTTGTCTCCAAAGAGAACGATTCCAGAACCAGCTTGGAATACGACAGGGTTAATTCTGTTGGAATACAGAACGTCTCTCTGCTCTTTGGATGGATTGTATGTAAGTTTGACAGCGTTTAGAATAGCACCTCTGGAAGTTCCTGCTGGTGAGAACCATGGGAACGCATTGATGTCAGTTCTAACACATGTTCCGGCAATGTCACCATTAAGAGGGACATAGCGGAAAGTATCAGCAAATCTATCATACATGTATTTGTATCCGCTATCGAATACTGCGTATGAGGAAGATGTTAATGGTGAGTAGTAACTCAGGACATTATTAGTGATGTCAGCGTCACTGTTGACGGTTACCGAACCAGCAGAAGAATCGCTCAGGAACGCACCTCTATAAGGAGAGATGAACGCAACTGCATCTTTTCTGATATCGGCAACTGCGATGACTTGCTGAGCAAGGTTTTGTGCCTCAGTCTTGCTGTGGTTTCCAGAACCCATCAGTAAGAAATCTACTGCATAAGCATCGTTATTTTGGAATAACTGATATCCAGTTGATAACTTAGAAACGGTTGCCTTCAAACTATCTACAGTGCCGATTCCAGAAGCACCGTTGTAGTCCTTACCATTTACAAGGGTTAAATCTTGCTTGCCAGTTGCACCAAAGATAATACCTTTAGCATCCTGATCCCAACCAGTGTCACTTTGCTCTGTGAATGCTGCACTAAATCCAGTGGTTGTTAATCCTGTTGGAGCACCACCACCAAAGATATATTCTGAATTGGACTTCAGATACTTTCTCCAATATGCTGGAGATCCGACAGAGAACTCAGCATCTTTTGCCTTGGAGAGATTCAAGTGCTTCTCAAGAACAGTTCCGGCATTTCCGGTAATCTTTCCATCACCATCAAGAACCACAACGTGAAGTTCGTCGAATCTTGCACCTCTTGCGGCAGCATAATCAGAAGTTCCTGGTCTATCGGCAAGAATGTTCCACTTAACTGTTGCTACGCTAGTTCCAACACCAACATTGCTTGTTGAAGTTGCAAGAGTTTGTTGATCGAACCAGTCTGCGGTTGCATTGACGCTTGTGTGCATACCAGCAGCACCACTGCTGTTAACAATAGTAATGTTGTATTCTGTGCCAAACTTGTAGATTCCGTTCTGCTGATAATCAACAGCAGTTTCTGTTCCTGCTGCAGAAACATGAGATACGACTTTTACGTATGCTTGTGCTCCCTCTACTTGAGTGACAATTCCTTTCAGAACTCCATCAAGGGTTGTTCCTGCACCGACACCAGGAAGAACGCTATCTATTGCCTGAGTTACACCAAATCCAACTGTAGCGATTCCACTTGCAGGAAGTTCTAAAATTTGGTCTGCCTTGCAGTCAAGAATAGCAACTCTGACTCCATTTGCCCAAGAACCAGGGTTCTTGCCAGTTACAATTACATTAGGAACGACATTCTCATCGTATCCCAATTCTTCGTAATGATCTACACTTTTAATCTTAATGCTAGTAGAGCTATTGCTACTGTCTACAGCATTCTTCAGATCGTCGTCATCTGATCTTACTACTCTTAATGATCCACCATATGCCAGGAATGATGAGGCAACCATCCAGGTCTCATACTGCTTATCAGAACCATATGGTTGACCAAAGTTATTCAGTAAATCATTTTCGTTTCCAACAAGAGTTGGTAGTTCGACTGGTCCTTGTGCGAAAGCACCAACGATTCCGCCTGTCTTATTAGTTGAAGAGTCAATTCTACCTTGAGTAAGGTCTACTTCTCTTACGACAATACCGGGAGATGCTAAATTTAGCGGCATCTTAAGTTCCTCTCTCAGTCCAAGTTTATTCTGAAATTATTTATTAAAAGGGGTATTTTCATCGGGGAAACCATGCATGAACATTACCAATCTGGATATTCCCAATTGGAGTTTTTGTTTTTCTTCTTTGCCTTTACTCTTTTGATTGTGCAGTCCTTACATTCATAAGAATAAGATGACTGAAGGGTATTACGGTCCTTTCGTGTCAAATAAAAATCATTAATTAAATTTTTTACTTTTCCACAGGCACGGCATCTTCGATCAAAAAACAATAAATGTTCTAATTCAATCTGTTCATCAATGTCCATTATTTTTCTGCGGCGTATAATGCGAATGTGGATGTTGTAATAACGGTCATCATATTAGCAATGTGCTGCTTTACATCAGAGTCACAAGTTTTGCCAGGTAGAAAGCAACCCATAATAGTTGCTCCAACTATTACTAATTGAAAACAAATGACAATTCTTATCAGATTTATAACTTTAATCTTAGTTTCCATTACATATAGTCCCACATATATGATCTGTCACCATATTCATCAGTATGCCAACGATCACCATTGTTGTCTACAAAACTAGCTGCGTCTTCGAATCCATCTGATATAAATCCAAATGGAGCCATGTCCTGTTCAATTTGATTTTTTTGTTCTTCATATAATCTCTTTCTGACATCTTGGTCGGTCATCTCTTTGAAATAATCCTGCTGCACCAACCAAGAGAAAATAACCAAACACATGGCAAGGTCATCATTGCATCCTTCTTCTGCTTCAAATGAATTGTGTTTTTGGGAGAATGTGGTTAGTTCTGAAATAATATCATAATCAACCGTCAGCAGTTTATCATCCTCTAACAATGTCTTTAAGTTGGAGCATCCCAACTTTTTGACTGCCGCAGTCATTCTTACACCGAGTTGAGTTTTCTTACCAGAAAAACCTTGTCCAACTATTTGACCATTTCTGCCTCGCATCGATGCCATAAGAATATTTTGATATTCAAGGTCATACTGAAGAATACTTGCAACCTGATCTCCAATATCATTAACTTCTATCATTAAGTATGCTTGATTATATGCTTTGGCAACATCAAGAATAATATTTGGAAACAACATTGGTTTTATTTCGTTATTCCTATATTTGGCAACTACTTTATATGGAAACTCTGTTGTGTCAAAAACAATAAAGGCAGAGTAATCATTTCCTAGTCCTCGTGCCACATCGACAGTCATGATATAATTGTGGTCTTTTTCTGGATTATTGTAGATATCAAGACCAGCGTTTCTTTTTATTGGGTCTTCATATACAAGATTTCTAAGTTTTGATGGATTGATGAGTGTATTAACAGATCCTAAGAATTCACACTCAAACTCAACCTTGAATTGCTGTTCAGAGGTGTTTGCAATTGTAGTATCTTTCCATGCAGCATCTCTACCAGGAACTTCAGACCAATGAACATCAGTCGGAATATATTCGTTCTTTCCTCTTTCCGCATCATGCCACATACGGTAGAAGTGATTCATACCATGAGGCGTTGATACAATAATTACCTTGGTATTTTTACCAGAAGTAATTGTAGGATATACGGATGCAAAGAAAGAATCCGCAACATGATTCGGAACGAATGCAAATTCGTCCAAGAATAGGACGTTAAATGACATACCACGAACAGCACTAGCAGATGTTGATGCTGCCAAGATTTTACTTCCGTTCTCTAATTCAATATTACCTTTATTCCAGACTAAGACACCTTGCTGCATCCATTTTGGAAGATTCTCATATGCTGTTGCAAGTCTTGCCAAAAGTTCTCTTGCCGTTGCTGCTTTGTTTGCAAGAATACCAATATTGACACTATCATTGAAAATAAGATAGTGAAGAAGATAAGAAACCACAGTTGTAGACTTACCAGTCTGTCGTGGCATCTTACAGATATTGAATCTATTATTATGAAAATTATTGATTAGTTTTTCTTGGAAATGATATGGGTGAAACTGAGTCAGTCCTTCATCCAAAGAAATAATTTTAATATAGTTGTTCGCAAAATATACAGGGTCTTCTTTACACTTGAGAAATTCAATGATTTGATCTTCACTGAACTCAATTGGCGTATTTGCCTTCTTTAGATTAGGATTACCAAGATATACACTATCAGTCATAATTTAAACACCAAGTTTATTTTTCAGAATCGCTATCTAAAAATCCTTTTTTTAACATTTTTGATAAGTCTGAGGTAGATCCAATAAACACAGCATTGTTTGTGACATTATTAGTTTTACTCGGAGATTCCTCATCAACTTCTTTTACTTTCTTTTGAAGTTCCATTAATTTGTCAGTTGTATCAGCAACTGATTTGATAATTTGTCCTGCAACTTCATATGCTCTAGGACTTCCACCCTCACTGGCAAGTTCCATTATACCATTTAAGGTTTCTTGTCCTTTTTCAATTAAGGAATATAGATTTGCTCTTGTATAGTCATAATCCTTTTTGACATCCTCTGGTTTTGAGGATGATTTTGGTGGAGCAACATCAAGAGACTTTGGAGTCTCTTCAACTTCAACAATGCTACTCTCAACATTGAGTGCCTTATCTAAATCATCGTAATTGTTTTTCATGATATATTACAGGTCAATTTGTCTGGTGGGACTGAGGTCTCTAGCATCACCGTAATCACTCCAAGTTTCAGTGAAACCAAAGTTATCATCTGGTCCTGCATCGATTGGATCTGGGACAACCGTATATCTGACTTCGCGTTTTGCGGTTTGTGTATTTGTTCC